TGCCGCCAGCGAGGCACTTGTCGTGTTGACGCTGGCTGATAATGTGGTGACGCTTTGCGCCAGAGAAGAGCTAAACGTGACGTTGGTGGTATTGACTGTGGAGATGGATGCCGCCAGTGATGCGCTAGCCGTGTTGACACTGGCTGACAGCGTGGTGATGCTTTGCGCCAGAGAAGAGCTAAACGTGACGTTGGTAGTGTTTACTGTGGAGATGGATGCCGCCAGTGATGCGCTAGCCGTGTTGACACTGGCTGACAGTGTGGTAATACTCTGAGCCAGAGACGAACTGAACGTGACGTTTGTGGTATTTACCGTGGAGATGGATGCCGCTAGTGATGCGCTAGCCGTGTTGACACTGGCTGACAGCGTGGTGATGCTTTGCGCTAGAGAAGAGCTAAACGTCACGTTTGTCGTATTTACCGTGGAGATAGACGCTGCCAGTGACGAACTGGCTGTATTGACGCTAGCCGACAGTGTGGTGATGCTTTGCGCCAGAGATGAACTGAACGTGACGTTGGTAGTATTTACTGTGGAGATAGACGCTGCCAGTGACGAACTGGCTGTATTGACGCTAGCCGACAGTGTGGTAATGCTCTGAGCCAGAGAAGAGCTAAACGTCACGTTTGTCGTATTTACCGTGGAGATAGATGCCGCCAGTGACGAACTGGCTGTATTGACGCTAGCTGACAGTGTGGTGATGCTTTGTGCCAGAGAAGAGCTAAAAGTGACGTTGGTGGTATTGACTGTGGAAATGGATGCCGCTAGCGAAGAGCTAGCTGTATTGACACTAGCTGACAGTGTGGTGATACTTTGCGCCAGTGACGAACTGAACGTCACGTTTGTGGTATTTACCGTGGAGATAGATGCCGCCAGCGAGGCACTTGTCGTGTTGACGCTGGCTGATAATGTGGTGACGCTTTGCGCCAGAGAAGAGCTAAACGTGACGTTGGTGGTATTGACTGTGGAGATGGATGCCGCCAGTGATGCGCTAGCCGTGTTGACACTGGCTGACAGCGTGGTGATGCTTTGCGCCAGAGAAGAGCTAAACGTGACGTTGGTAGTGTTTACTGTGGAGATAGACGCTGCCAGTGACGAACTGTTTCCATCAATTCTAGATGATAATGTAGCAATACTCTGCGCCAACGATGAACTAAAATTTGTTTGGGTAGTAGTTGCATTTGTTACTGCTGAAGACAGCGATGCACTATTTGTATTAATGCTAGAAGATAATATAGTAGTTCTTGATGCCAAAGATGAACTAAATGTAGTTTGTATATCTTCTACAGTTTTTATAAATGCTGCCAAAGATGAACTATTTGTAGTAACTCTTGAATCTAACTCGGTTGTTCTTGAAGCAAAAGATGAAGAATTATTTGTAGCCGCAAGTTCTATAGTTGTTATAGAAGCTGCCAACGAAGAACTGTCTATGAATATAGCACTAGCAGAAATAGAAGCTATTCTTTGTGCTAAGGAAGAACTTGCATTTGTAAAAGCAAAGTCAGTGCTAGTTATTGCAGCAGACAATGAACTGCTAAAAGTTAAAAAGCTAGAAGATAACGTAGTAGATCTGGATGCTAGAGAAGAACTTGCAGTAACAAATACAGTATCTACATTTGTTATAGAAGCTGCTATCGATGCACTCGTAAAATTGATGCTTGCCGACAATGCCGTAGATACTTGAGCAAGCGATGAAGAAGTATCTGTAAATGTAGTTTGAACATTTGTTATAGATGCGGCGAGAGATGCACTATTTGTTTTTACGCTAGACGATAACGTGGTGATGCTCTGAGCCAGAGACGAACTAAACGTGACGTTAGTCGTATTAGAAGTGGTGATGGATGCCGCCAGCGACGCGCTATTACCAGAAATTGTGGATGACAGCGAGGTAATGCTTTGCGCCAGAGATGAGCTAAACGTGGTGTTGGTGGTGTTCGTCTGGGTGATCGAAGACGCCAGTGACGCGCTGTTGGTGCTGATGCTAGACGACAGCGTAGTGATGCTCTGCGCCAGAGATGAGCTAAACGTGGTGTTGGTGGTGTTTGTCTGAGTTATGGACGCTGCCAGTGACGCACTGTTGGTACGTATGCTAGACGACAGCGTGGTGATACTTTGCGCCAAGGAAGAGCTAAACGTGACGTTAGTCGTATTAGAAGTGGTGATGGATGCCGCTAAGGAAGAACTGTTACCATCGATTCTGGAAGATAATGTGGTAATGCTCTGGGCCAGAGACGAACTAAATGTGGTATTGGTTGTATTCGTCTGTGTTATAGATGACGCCAACGACGCACTGCTAATGTTTATACTAGAAGAAAGAACAGTGACTCTCTGAGCCAGAGAAGAACTATAATCCGTATTTACGCTGTCGATTTCGGTGATAAATGCAGCAATAGAAGCGCTCGTTGAATTTACAGATGAGTTTAATATTGTTGTTCTATCCGCAAAAGATGAAGAGTTTGTTACTACCGCCTGTTCAACCGTGGTAATAGACGCGGCCAAAGAAGCGCTATCTATAAAAACTGCACTTGCGGAGATCGACGCCAGTCTTGATGCCAAAGAAGAGCTTGCACTAGAAAATGCAAAATCTGTGCTGGTTATTGCCGCCGACAATGAGCTACTAAATGTATCGAAACTCGTATTAAGTTGAATGGAGCGTTCAGCGAGCGAAGCACTTGTAGTGGAAAATACGGTATCTACGTTTGAAATTGTGGCAGAGATTGAAGAACTAACTAAATTTATGCTAGACGATAATGTGCTAGATCTTGTAGCTAAAGAAGAGCTTAGATCGGTAAATGTTTCTTCAATTGTTGTTATTGTAGAAAGTAATGATGCGCTAGTATTTACAAAACTTGAAGAAAGCGTAGATGCCCGCGATGCCAGTGAAGAACTAAATGTTACAAATGTTTGTTCCGTTGTAGATATAGAAGCCGCTAACGAAGAACTTTGAAAATTAGCATCAGAATCTAATGTGGAAACTCTGGAGGCAAGGGACGAGGAATTATTTACTACAGTTTGTTCAATGCTTGATATTGACGCGGCCAAAGATGCACTGTCGATGAAAATGGCACTGGCAGATAATGCAGATATTCTTTGTGCCAATGACGAACTGGCATTAGTAAATGCGAAATCCGCAGTGGTTATTGCGGCAGAAAAAGAAGAACTAAATGTATATACACTTGCAGATATGACCGTAGTTCTAGAAGCTAATGAAGATGACAGTGTATTTACCGCAGTCTCATTTTCGGAAATGAAAGAAGAAAATGAAGAACTAACCCCAGTTATGTTGGAGTTTATTACCACCAATCTTTCTGCCAAAGAAGATGATGCTTCAGAAAACACAGTCGAAGATTCCGATATAGATGCGGCAAATGAAGAACTTACATTTTCTATGTTAGAAGATAATGTGGAACTCCTCTGTGCGAGAGATGACGACGTAGATACAAAAGTTTCATCAACGGAAGTGATCGTGGCAGAAATGGAAGAACTAACCGTGGTTAGCTCAGATGATAATGTTGATATTCTTTGTGCAAGCGAAGATGAAGAATCTGAAAACGTACTGTCCGTAGTAGTAATTCTTGATGCTAAAGATTGACTTGTGTTTGAAAAACTTGCTTCTAAAAGTTGAGTTCTTTCTGCCAAAGAAGAGGATACCGTAACAAACGCCGTATCTGCGTTTTGTATCAATGCCGCTATTGATGCGCTATTTTCATTAAAATTGACTGCGGCAGCTATCGTTGTTATTCTTCCGGACAGAGACGATGATGCTTCCGCAAATGTAATATTATTTTCCGATATCGACGCCGCCAGAGAAGAACTTGTATTTGAAAACGAACTTCTCAATTCATCAATAGTCAGGGCAGACGATGCACTGGTAGTAGTAAAAGAATCTCTTACAGATTTTACACTGGAATCCAAGGATCCAGAAACATTAGTGAATGAAGTACTTAGTTCTACAATCTGTGTGGCGGCTGACGAACTGAAAGTTGTTAGTGTGGAAGATAGCTGGGTTATTGTTGCTGCCAAAGACGCACTGTCCAAGGAACCCGATCCAGCTATATACGAAGAAAGGTTTTCTACTTTAGCGGCCAGAGAAGAACTTGCATTTATAAACGTGGTATATGTAGTATCTATTGATGAAGCAAACGATGCACTATTGAAATTTGCATTAGAACTTATCGTGTCAATTCGAGTTGCAATAGATTCGCTAGTGGTAGTCAACGTAGCTTCTATTGTTTTTATGGAGCTTGCCAGAGAACTACTGTTTATTGATAGCGACGAACCTAAACTAGTTATATTTGCCGCAAAAGAAGAAGAACTATCTGAAAAAGCTCCATATACCGAAGTTATATATGCCGCAGTTGATGCGGAATTTTGCATCAAGGTTTCGCTAAATGCTCCGTAACTTGCAGACAAAGAAGCAGAAACTTGATCCAATTTTATTATTACGGAAGAAGATATGCTGGTTAGAGAATTGTTTAGTGAAGTAACTCTTGTACTAAGAGAACTGGACGCCGCAGTCAATACCCTAACATTGGTAGATATGGACGAAGAAAATAGTCCAAGTTCTTGTCTAACTACATCGATAGACTCGGTAGGAAGCGGTATTATTGGTCCACCACCCTGCTGTATTGTAAGCGTTCCATTATTTTGGTCTGTCAGCTTTACAGATCCGACGTATAAACTCCCCGAAGTTACATATATATCTTTCCATCTTCTGGAAGGACTTCCCAAATCATACAAATTATCTGTCTGTGGGATTATATTTTGATTTACTTGACTTAAATCAATAGAACCACTTACAATTGAACCAGAACCGCCAGAATTTAAGTAAGGTAAGCTGGTCCACGAGGCAGTTCCATTCCCTATCTTAAGTCTACCAGTATCCAGTTCAAATCCGGCTTCGCCTGGATATAATGTCGGATTTACTGCCGCCCAATTTGAAGCAGTATCTCTTTTTAGCTGAATTCTAGAAATTCTGATTGTTGCCATTTTCTATAAATATTACGTAGACCCAGCATCTCCACCGTCCAGTACAATATCTATCACGTTACCTCCTCCACCACCTCCACCGCCACCCCCACCGCCACCTCCACCTCCACCACCTCCACCGCCCCCACCTATTACAACGGTAAAAGGAATGTCGCTGGATACTATACCTACCGGATCTACGAATATTTTTGTTTTTAATGGCATAAATCTTTTATTATAAGCAAAAGTATATGAGTTTGAGCCATATGCCAGCCTATTTTGAGCATCATATAGTTCCATTTCTATTTCATATAGTTCATTGGGCACTTTTACAGGTAATGGTATTTTTACGCTAAAACTATCAATAGAATAATCTATATTTTGATATGGTTGTATAGAAATATCGGATATGTTCCATTCGCCCTGACTTGGTGCAAGAAGTATAGTGCCAAATGACTCTTGTTCATTGAAAAATGTCTTTTCGTATGCTTCATTAGCGCCAAAGTTGTATGAACTGTCTATATATCCAATCATTTTTTTATTTGTTCCACTTATATAATAAGTATATAATTTAGCGTCATTTGAGTTGTTAGCACCCGCTTTTACTTTCATACTGAACTTATATAAAGTATTTTGACGCAATCTGATAGGATTACTGTCATGAACCCTACCGTTTATTAGGTTCTCTTGTGAAGCACTGTAGTTTGATATATATGGAATGTTATTTATACCAAGGTACGACGATGTTGGATATATATCATAGTTTATAAATGCATCTGTATTCGCATACCAATATGAGTTATTCAGTAAGTTAGGTCCATAATATGTAAAGTCAGTTGAACCTGAAAATGTATTATCCTTGAATATTACATAATCACTCAATGAACTATTATCCGCGTGGCTTATTCTGGCACCGTTTATAAGCACTTCGTTACTTTGAGTAAAAACACAGCCGCCCTTTATAAACCAATGCTTTTGTACATGTGCGTTATTATAAAAATATGATGTATTATCATACAATCCATTATCAAACTTTTTTGAACGTATAACGTGCTCTGCTTCAATCTTACCTTCGGCCAGCAATGTTTTTGATATTGGCGTGTTTAAACTTCTCCCATATATCTTGTAGTATGACAAATCGCCGCACAATGTTCTTGCATTATTGCATTCAATATTTAACGCGGACACAAAGTATGTAGAACCTGAAGGGTCTGCTCTTGGCAAATATACAGGTATTTGTTTATGAAATATTTCATATTGACCATCGGACAAACTTAATACATAAAAATTTTTCTTATGAAATACAGTTTGCTTGGCGGCATCATCTATTACTGTATATCCCTTCAACTGAACAAGATTGTTTTTGGCGTATGGTGAATCTTCGTTTGTTGAGTTGATAAGTTCAGATACGGTCGCAAATGGTATATCAAGCAGCAATGAAGTTTCATTTACTACTCGTTTTATTTTTGCGATAAAATCTGTATTCAATATGCCTTGATACTCTACTCTATTATCGCCAAAGTTTGTGTATGTAAACTTTGTTACGGTTGGATTTTTCAGGCGTATATTTTCGCCTTCCATACTGGCACTAAACTTGTTTCCAGATTTCCAGTATAGTTGATATGATGCATCTTCAAACTGATAATCATAATCTCCGTTTGCATTGTTTTTTGGACTTAGTGCAATTGACGAAAATGTGCCAGAAGATAAGCTATATGAACTCGTTGGATATAATGGCAGTGAATATATTTCTGATTTTGTTCTGATATATGGCGACGTAAAAAATCTTACTTCAGAATCAGTTTTTTTGCTAGTGTCTATCAATAAGTTTCTGGTCCATATAACTTCACCGGTTTCTAGCTTCTTATCTTCGGATGGAGCACTTGTTAGTGGCAATCTTTGGTTTTTATTTATCTTGTATCCAACATTATTATAATACGCAACAAGACCTGTATATCCTTCTAAATTTAGCCCAAGAGCACGTATTTCTATTTTTCCTGTGCCGTTGATTGTTTCTTCTGGAACATTTACATAGTATAATTGACCTGTGAGCGTTTGTTCAGAAAACGCAGAATTGGTTGGTTGAATTATTCCTGAAGGCAGAATATTGCCTTGGGTGTCATATACTCTTACCGTAATAGGAGTATTAGGTATAACATACGGCGTTGTATTTACCGTAAACGAATTCTTGCCCGCTTTTAGTACATCACTAAAGTTAGTTAGAAAAAAGTAGGTATTAGAGTTGTAATCTACGTCAAATAGTTGTTCCATAGGTTTTTATAGTTCCTATGGTTATAAATATATATCAGACGGTATTATCTATCTTACTGAACCCGTTTTCCTTCTTTATCTCAAGTTGCTTATCTACCATGTCTCGCATAGCGTCAAGATGGCTTATTATAATGATAAAATCAAAGTTTCGCTTTAGATAATCAAATAATGCGTGTAGCATAGGTATATTATGACCATCTAATGCTGAAAAACCTTCATCTACAACAAGATAGTTTGGTCTTGGTAGATTACTCACGTTGATTAGAGCAACTCTAAGTGCCAATCCCGATATGAACTTTTCCATACCTGAACATAGTTCAAGCGGCCATTTTTTATCTTCATACTTGATATATACATTCACATTCTTGCCGTCTGTTTCTATGCTTACACTAAACTCGACAATATGAGATAGTATGTTATTTACTTCTTGTTCAATCTTTGGTATGGCGTCGGATATTATTTGATATGGCACGCCATCCTTGCCAACGGCAGAAATATAATATTGATATGCGGAAAGATCATCTTCGTATTGTTGTATTGTCAATAGTTGTTTTTCTGATTCTTTGAGTTGATCGACCGCAGATACTTTCTTGCTATACGCATCCATATGCTCTTTTTCTATGTTTTTGAGCTTAGATGATATGTTTGACGCTTTGATTTTTAGCTCATTGACAATATCTTCTATCGCCTTGTTGCTTTCTACAATCTCTTTTGACTTTTCATATAGTTCAATTTGATCTTGTAGTTCTTTGATGCGAGCATCATTTCTTTCAACACCGGACTTTAGATTTGTTTTTTCAAGTTCTTTCTTGGAAATAAAAGCAGTAAGCGTGTTGAGTATTTCTTTTAGTTTCACGCTTTCTTCATACTTTGATACATACTCGGCATATGCTTCCATTTCTGTTTTGATGTTTGATAATGCGTCGGATAGTTCCTTGGCTTCTGTTCTATCGGCAGCAAGGCTTTCTCTGGTTGATATAGCATCTTTTACAAAGATATTATCGCAGCAGTATTTACAGTTGGGGTCATATTCGTGTTTATCAAGATGAGCCAACTTCTTCAGCTTTTCAGACACAATCGTTTTGAGTTTATCCATCTCGGTTTCAATACGCTGCTTGGTTCTGCTTAGTGTCTGATACTTGTCATGCTTTTCTTTGAGATCGTCTGGAAACTCTTTTAGCTTGTTGGCGGCGTCAACATATATTGGCTTTTTGGCTGATACTTCAATATCAATCTTTTCAATATTTTCATTTGCCAGCTTGTTTTTTGATACAAGATTATCTCGCTCACGAACAATAGGCATTATGTTTGTAGGAACATTTTCAAGTTTTACAATAGTAGCTTTTTTAGCGTCTATTTCGGCATCAACTTCATTCTTGAACGCCGCTTGTGTTTCTTTTTGTGCGTTCAAGTCATTGATTTTAGAGTCAAGCAGTTCTATATCATTGCTGGTTTGGCTTATTTTCTTCAGCCCATTTTCTTTGTTGAACAACTTGACCGCACCAGACAGTTCCTTGGTTTTGTCTGCGGCAAGAGAAGCTAGTTTATCAAACAAGTTTAGACCAATAAACTGAGACAATAGTTCTTTGCGTTCTGTTTGTCCCATATCAATAAACGAGCCTTGATTGCCTTGTAGAGCAAGTGTAGTCAATACAAAATCATCATAGTCGCCAAGATAATCACGTATGATTTCATTGGTGCTGCGGCGAGCTTCGCTGTTGAGGCTTACTTTTTCATCGCCGTTTAGCTTGTAAAAGTTTACATCAACTTTGACATTGTTCTTTTTGTCTCGCTTGCCTTCACGTTCAATAACGTAATGAACATTGTTTATCTCAAATGTGAACTTGCCACTAAAACTCATCTTTTGCGAGTTCATTACGTGCGTGGCCTTGAATGCTCGTGCACTCTTGTCAAACACCGTAAAGCACAACGCATCCATCAATGAACTTTTGCCGCTGGCATTTGCCGCAAATAGTCCATATACATCCTCAAGCTTTGTAAAATCAAGAATGTTCTTTTCGCCATAACTAAACATATTGCTGAACTCAAACTTGACTGGCTTCCAGCGAATGTTTCTGGATGTATCATCCTTGCTTAGTCCAGTATTTAGTTCCTTGTTGATTTTACAGACGGTGTCAATAGTTTCATCGTCCATAACATCCACAAACTTCTTTCGCAGATAATCCGTGATGATTTTGTTCTGATAATCAATATTGCCGATTTGATTTAGATTTGATATGTTTTGTGCTTGAGCAACCTTGGTGGCACCATCTGTATCTACTCTTACATATATCAAGTCGGTGATTTCATATGTTTTGCGTAGTTCATTGATTACCTTCTTTACTTCTGTCGCAACACTTTCCTTACAACGCACACGTAGTTTTGGCTTACGTGGCATTGTGGTTATGTCAGTAATCAGTTTGCCGTCATCAACATCTATCGTAAAATACCCATAGTCGTTTGGTATTTCAACATGAGAATATGTTCTTTGCTTGATGTTCCATAGCGATAGTCCGTGTCCAAGCAATGCTTCGCCGTGGTTCTGCTGGATAAGAGACCCCGCATAACGTATAATAGGTTTTTCATTAGTTTCATCATATTGCTGTAAATCTTGAGCCATATGAATATCACCAAGCATGGCAATATCGTGCCCATCAAATAGTTCGTTGGTTATTGTTTTATCCGAGACCGCATATCCTATATCTGTGCGAGCATTTAGTACTCCGCCGTGATATAAAGCGATTTTTGTATCAAAACTGGTCTTTATCTTTTTGGTTACATTCTTGAGCTTGATGTATTTGGTAACGTCGTCAAATACACTCATATTATTGATGAGCAAATTTGCGGCACCATACAAGCCGGTATTCTTTAGATAAAAAAGTTTATTGTGCTTTAGATTATCAACGATAGGAGAAATACTATCAAGACGAGTAGCATTAGTAAGCAAACAATCGTGATTGCCTGCGATGATAATCGTTGGTCTAAGTTCTGATAGTTTATGAAAAAACTCACTTGTAATCTGAACTGCTTCTGGGCTCAAATCAACTTTGCTATGAAGTGTGTCGCCAGTATTGATAATAACCGTGTTTTCTGGCGTCTTTGATATTTCAGCATACAGCTTCTCAAACGCTTCTCTATATTCTTCGTGGCGTTTTGTAAGACGAATATGTATGTCGGATATATGAACAACATAATCAATCTTACTTAGTCCTATATCCAACTTTTCAAATGTATCTACCATAATATTATTTTCCTAATCTTAAACAGGTTAGTGCCCCAAAGTCAAGCACATCCGTTTGTTTAATCTGGTTTATAGTTTTTTCAAATCCAAGCACGTTGGGATCTTTGCCTTCTAAACGCACAAGCTTGGCAGTTTTTCCAAGAGATTGTATAAACTTCGCAATCTTGATGGCACTATTCAACGCATCATCGTCCAACACAATATTGACTTCAGGACATTTGCTGGAAGTTATTGCTGCCTGAAGTTTTTTGCTCATTGTTTTACCAAACAGCGGTATGGCATTACGTTTGAGCGATATAGCATCGAGTGCACCTTCGCACAGATATATTGGATAATCAAAGTCTATCATATTCTCAAACCCAATGATATTCTTGCTAAATTCACTATTCTTATATTTGTAGCCGTCATCATAATAACTGCGGCAACTATAAAAGTTCAGATTGTTATCTTTGTCGTATGATGGAAATACAAGACGATTGGCAAATGGACCCTTTGCGCAATATCCAATGTTGTATTTTACAATATCACACAACGATAGTTTGCGTTTCTTGGCATAGTTGAACGCGACTTTATATTCTCTGCTGCCGTCATTTTCTGCCAAACTCTTGAAGTCAGGCATAAGAGAAAGTGATTCCGTTTTTTCAACTTCAACTTCACCAACTTTGAGTGATAAAATCTTGCTGTCAAACTCTGATAAATTTGATTTGTGCCCGGTATATCGGTCATTATCCCGCACTTTGTCCAATATATCGGACGTTACGTTCATTCGCTTAAACAGCCAATATAATCCACGACCCTTGGCGTGACATACCCAGCAATTCCATTTTTGGGGATCATCCAGACACACTTCCATCTTTGTCTTATGATGGTGGCAGAAAGGACAATGATATACTATATTGTTGCCTTTACGCAGCCTGCCAGTTTCCTTGAATGCTCTGTTCAGCAAACTGGTAAGTTCTGTTATTTTTAATGATGACATTTACCATACCACTATACAGATAATGGTAAAGTAGTCAACTAATAAAAAACCCGCCGTATTTGGCGGGTTTTTGTAATTTATTATTTATCTAATTTTCGTCCCCCTCAATCGCTTTCTAGTTTCTCAATTCCCCGAATAATTGCATCCGTGATGTCTGTTGTTTTTTCAGCTTTTGTGACATCTTCTTTAACAGCATTAAACTGCTCTCCCCATATTCTAACACTGATAGTAGCCTTCCGCGAGCCTCTATCCAAAGTTAATGTAACTTTGTATAATTGTTCTACTCCACTTTTTTTTAATTTTTCAAAAGTTAATAATTGAGTTGACCCCCCGTCGAATGCTGGTCCGCTTATCGCCGTTACTGGATAAAAGCTGTAACTAGTATTCGGCATATTATATATTTTTGATTTTCTCAATTCTTTCAGAATTTTACTACCAAGTTCGTCCATAAATTTGTCTTGTTCGCCAAGTTTTGACAATGAATCCAAGTATTGGTTGTAAATTGTCGAAGCATTGCTTCCTCCAACTTCTTCAATTACTTCTCTAATCAATTGTTTTAGTTCGCTTCTTTTCATAATGATATATCTCTAAAAGGTTATCTTAATAAATATAATGCTAAAACGGTAATCAACCAGCCAAACTTAATACTATGGCGTCTCGCACATCTTCCATCCTTTTATCAGGATTTCCTTTTTTATTTAAAACAGACCATTTTGATAAATCGTATTGTTTCTCCAATTCGGCTTTTACAAAATCTTTAGCCTTGACGCCTTTAGCGCGCGCCGCACCAAGTGCTTTTTTACGAGCAGTTTGTGCGTGAATACTATCTACACATACACCATAATGATTTTCAAGTATATAACCTACTACAGCCTTGTTCTTGACCAGTTTAATAATGACTTGCTGTGAAGTACCCCCACCAGCAAACCCAAACAAGCTTTCTTCAATCATTATTTTATCAAAACTGTGACCAACCAGAGTTTTTATAATAAGGTCTGCTTTATCTTTATACTTCTCGGCGTTTGATATATCAATATAGCCGCAAGATAGTATTTCTTTATTTTCTGTAATAGCCCATCCACAAGTTGTTGTGGATAAGTCAAGACCCAACACTTTCATATAACCATTTATAATAAATCAACCGTGATATGTAGAATTGCTGTGTCGCAGCGTGTTTCTGGCATAATTCAATGCAGAATTGCTGAATCCACCATTTCTGGTAATAAACGGTATGAACGAGCTTGGTTGAAATGTACGAGTATATTGATTGTCAATATAATTATTTGTGGATTGATATACTGGACCGCCTGCCTTATAACTTTCTCCCCATCCTCTGTCCCCAATGCCGTTTCTTGGTGCAATCAAATGCGACCGAATATTGCCATACACAGATGCTCCAAGACGAGGATCGGTATGTATAGTTCTATATAATGTTTCTAATCTTTCAGGACCAGATGGTTTTGCGATTGGGTCGAGTGCTGACATATGTATTTTCTCCTATTATTTATTATAAATATAATGTTACGTATCAAAACGAACAACAATATTAAGCGGCCAATCAATTAAGTTTTTTACAGGTCTTCCCAATTTACCAACAGCTACAAGTTCGTTTCCGTCATACAAGCCAATAGTTGTTATAAACGGAGCCAAATATGAACCTGTAGGGTCGTATGATGAACTATATTGATACTCTAAGAAATATGGACTTACTTTTGCATTATCGCTACGACAATATGTGTTCAGATATTCTTTGATTTCTTTTACATATCTACGTGTAGAGTCTTCGTTAATCAACAAGTTTAATCTGTCTGGAGTAAGACGCTGTAGATAATACAATGAAAGTATGTTTCCATCATTTAAGTTTATTTTTCCGTCACCATCAATATCAAGTAACCCCGTGTTTACCAAATTATTTTCTATATAATCAAACGCAGTTTTGGTGAATGCATTAAATGATGAGCTTGCTAAATATGCCGCCTCATCACTTTCCAATAACAACACATCCTCGGATTCAAGTTGTAGTATGTCATTATTCCACCAACTATAATCTTTAAGACTATCTTGTTCTAAAATAATTCCATTATCGTCAAACACGAATTCTTCAAAGAATTTTCTCTTTTGCAAATACCGCATTATCAAATCAACATCATTAAAATCAAAAACTCCATCTTGATTTACGTCAAACAACAATGAACTTTGCACAAGTGCAGTAGGATTGATACTATAATTGAATTCTCCTGGTCTAATAGAAATTAAATGTTCGTGCTCGTATATTGTATGAGAACCTTGATAGTTTAAATCAAATCCACGAGAACCTGTACCAGTGAATATATTGTAATAATTGGACGATGTATTTGTTAATACAAAATATCCATTCTTATAAAATACATTTCCGATTAATGGGCTGGTCTGGTAATTGCTAAGATTATAAACATAAACTGAACCGGAACAATTTGATGGAAACCCCAGTAAGTTATTTGGGTCAGAAATAGACTCTGTGGCCGAGGCTGTGGCAAGGTGTACAACAGGTGCACCAACCGTCAAAAAGTCAGAACAAACGCAGACAGAATATCCATAAATATTACTTGGTTTGTATGCTTCTTTGTTTCGCTTTATCATGCCTGTCAGTTTCCAAGCATCCGACGCATCGTCATAATTATATACAGTTACTCTACCCAATACTCCGGACGTATCTTCGGACGAAGTTGAAGCGTATGAATAATTTTGTAATACATATTGTCCATCAACATAATCGACGCTTGTACCGGTTGTGTCGGACCAAGATGTTACCGCAGCAAAATTTCCATCAACAGACACAGATTTTCCAAAATTATTATTTTTTGTATATTGCCTGTCACCAAATGTTTTTAGAGATTTCCAATAACTGGATGTTCCGCACTGCGGCATATATCTATAAAAATAAGCTGCCCCAAGAACAGTTGCTCCACCAGAGTATGAAGAATATGGAATAAATGCCTTATCGCTCAAGCATCCAACAACTATTGTCGGATAACTTACAGAGACCGAAGTTCCAAATCCATCCGTTGTTATTTCTGTAGAAGTAACATCGTTATTGTATAGTGCAAGAGACATATCCAAGTCTCCGTATGTATTATCTCTTCTGAGTATCTTACATTCTCCCCAAGACGCTGTGGGACATTCTCCGTATGAAGCAGAATAGTATGAGCAAGTGAATACTGCGGCATATCCATTTCCACTCTTGTATGTTCCCACAACTAAACTACCAGAATCTAAAGAAACACACCATCCGAATTTATCACCGGAAGCAAGCACGCTTGATGTAACGACCGCTTCATATACCCAAGTATAACTACCAGACAATGCGCCAGAAGCAATAGTTCTTTCATTATATATCGTATATGATCCAGATTCTGTTATAAGTTCTCCACAAAAATCATCCTGTGGGGCAACAGTTTGCCAGAATGAACTGGTTTGTATGTTGTCACACCCATTACTAAAATATCTCTTTCTTCTGAAAATATAAACTGCACCAGATCCACTTACATTTGGTGCACCGACCGCCAACGTGTCGTCATCCAACGCAACAGAATGTCCAAAATAATCATTGTCCGTTGCTCCCTGTAATATATTGACGAGTCCCCAGTTATCTATGCCGCCCTTGTCTCTATTGTATACAAATACATAGCCAGGAAATGAACCAGACAAACATATAGATCCGGAAGATGAGCCAATCGCGAGAAAATTATCTCTCACCGAGACGGATTGACCAAACGTGTCTGTGAAATACGAAGAACTTGCCTGAAACTCTGGTATTGAATATGGGAATGTATCATCAACGTCAAAATCAGTGAAAAATCCAGAATCCGTAAATGGACAATTAAATTTTTTAACTAGTCTGTGAACTCCGGTATTGTCGTCGTATTTAAATATCGCTGCATATCCCAACGAAGGTCTATACAAGCTATACTTGTCTATTGAAGACCCAACAGCAACATACTTGTACCACGAACTGACCGATTCACCGAAGTGCTCATTGTCCGATTGAAAATTATCTACAACAGAACTGCTATCAAATAAAATGGAAGATGTTCCAACATAAGAAACATTCATTCCTATACTGGCATACTCTTTTGCGGAGACTACATCTATTTTATGGACTATGCCATTGCCCAGGTTCAAATAAAATTCTCCACTTGAAGTATCCCAATATGGTCTTGGATATATGTTTTTTACCCCACCCAAAGTTGTATATGTAGAAAAGTGAGAACCGCTGACATACAAATTAGTGTACCCGTCATCTAATATTCTATATTCTTCATGTGGATTTGAGTTGTCGGTAATTACCACGGAGCTTGGTCTTACTTTGTCACCAAATGCGTTATGATTTAGTGCCAACGAAACAACTCTATCATTTATGCTTCTAACTTCTCTTTTTCCAGTTACTTTATCGGTTGTATAACTTTCTACGCCAAACAACTCAGTGAAGTTGTTCTTGTTTCTATAAAACATAGCGTCAGTGAGACTATATATGTTTCTTGCGTATTTCCCAGAAGGATTGATTGGCTCTAACGAGGCAGAATAATATGGACTACCGGATGGATAAAAAATAGATGATATTTTCTTACCTTCGTTTATCTCACAAAACTGATTGTAATATGTGCTATATCCATATGCATCAACAGAAGACGAATCAACACTTTGAACTGTCCAGTTCTTGAACGTATTGAATGGCCTTATTGTGATATCCCCTGCGGAGAACTGTTTTATCATATATAGATAAATATTTATAACCCGCAGTATTTGACCACATTCATGTGGTACTTTCTATATCAAATGTCGATTTTAATTTTTATCAACGCTTCGTTGGTAAAGTCTTTTAGCAACGGCTGACTCAACTTAGCTACGGCAACAAGATCATTTGTTTCGTTATACAGTCCTACAGTGGTAATATACACTTTTGGATCTGTGTAGAAATCGCTGAATCTTAGTTTGCCATAATCTGCGCTAGTAGAATCAGATATAATAAATGTAGGATTATTGCTGTAGTTATATTCCTGATTCTTTACGCGAACAAAGTAATGGCGGGCAGGCACATACTCTGTTACTCTCGCTTTCATTGACGAAATAGTCGCGCCATTTTTGATAGAAGCAAAAAGTACATTTTGCATTCGTGCAAATCCGCCGCTCCATCCATTTACTGGATCATATAAGGAATAGCCGTCTACATCGCCTATCAAATCTCTTAACACGGTTGGATTTAGTATTACCATTCCAAGATCCGGGTACATAGATCCGATTGCTTCATAATTTCTCGTTTGTGCTGCACCATTGGCAATCGTACCCTGTATTAAATTGTAACGCTTCCCTCCAGTTTGTGTAGTAGTCGAAGGGTTGTCCTTGGAGTCGTCAATGATCGTAACTGTTCCAAGAGATCCACTTAGTGTAATTTCAAATTGGCCCGGATCTAATCTATCTTTGTATTTTGTACTTCTAAATGCGATAGCATAAATTGCATCGGAATCAACCGACGTTTGGTTACCGAGTGCGTCAGACTGAATAAATGAGAATTTAGTATCACCAGGTGCCAATAGTAAATTTCTATATTGATTGTATATTGCCTTCGTTGGATAAATCAGACTCCCCTGCGACGTATTGGTATCAAACGTTGAAGAACCAGATCCGGCGTAGTGTCCGTATGTCAAAGAAAAATAGATATCTGCACTGGCTGAGGTTATAGGATAATCATAAACGTTGGTATAGTATAGCCCGTTCAATGGCTCAAACGCCGATGATGACGCGACGGTCTGTGCACTGCTTGTATAAAATTGAGACCATGCAGTTTCTCCATCACTCCATACTCCAGTTGATACTGGCTGGGATCTTCCTGCTACTATATCGGTTGCGTCAAATTGCTTAAAAATCATATGCGTAAATTATTAATCTCTAACATTCACCGTCACCGGTATGGATATAGATCCTCCACTTTCATTTCCAATTACGGTTAATGTTGTGTTGGTAGTTGTGGTCAGCGAAGAGTTTGGAACGAACCTGAATCTAATACCGAGTGCGACCTGCGCGGTTGTTGAAGAAACGTCTCCTATGAATGTTGGAATGGTTGCGGTTGTAGCTATTTGCAATTGCTCGCCAATTATTGTACCAACATCTTTATTAGATAAAATTGCCGTGTATCCAAGAGTAGTATTATAAACTGGGTTAGTGCTTGGAACGATAACAATTTCTCCCTTATAGTCTTTATCTACATATATTGCACTCTGTCCAAGACTAATGACTGGTATAGATGTTTGTCCAGAAGGTAATGTGACGAGTTTATATTTCAATACTTGCGTTTCATCGGTAAACGCTTCAAACACTGGGGTATTTCGTATAGCCAAGTCATAGTATGCGGAACCTTGTGGATGATTGGGTTGATACAGGCTATAATCAATTTCATCGTCCGCCAGAGCATAAGAGTTAATATTCAGGCCACCTTGAGCCGCAAGTAGTTCTCTACCCTTTTTAGTAAGAACTGCATCTACAGTGATAGTTTCGTTATTGATGTACGCCATATAGGTTTCTTTCTAAATAAATATATATGTTAAATCCTTTTTTTACTTATTTTATACTGTTTTTGATATTACCGGTTCGCTATTGTCTAATAGACCAGTTTTAGGATCTACGGTAGTTTTTTTATTTTGGCTATGCTTTTTCCACTTGAAGCTGGTTTGAACTTTAGTTATAGGATTAGTTTGATAACTATTTATTTCCATGTTTGAAAACTGCTGCTTGGTGTATTTGTAGTGATTATCTCTATAGCCGGATAGTAATGTGGCATTTGATGGATAATACTGCATGGAATATATCTTTCTATAGGACAACCCTTGTGCCAACGGACCAAATAGATCTTTTGATGTATTTTCTACGAATCGCGTAAAAATAGAAGCGGTGGGAGCCTCGGCTACAAAATATAGATTGTATACTGTTTTATCTGATACATCATTTCCTGTGTTTTCTCCGTATATATTACCTTCAAAAGTTTGGACGCCGTTATCAATATCAAAAAACCCAGAGTATATTACATTTTTTCCGGTATATAACATACTACCAGAAATTATTAATCCTGGATTAAATACATTACCATTTACAAAAATTGAAGAAGATGGATTCTGTAAAGTATCCAACCCAGACACTGATCCGGACATTATACCAAAAATATCGTGTGGATTCAATGTTGTGTAATCGTGCCAACCTCTCAATCCAGCATCAAAGTACAAACTACCACTAAAATACGTTGGATTTGGAAGACTGGTATTAAATGAAGCGGTCATTGGATATCTATCCAGCGTTGGCAATTTAACAAGATTTACCTTATAGTAATATTTTTCTATTGTTTCCGTTTTTCCTTCAAAGTCATTCAAAATTTCAGATTCAGTTAATTCGCCGTATGGCTTTACATATTTTTGATATACTTGATACTTCTTACTATATTTTATTGTATCTACTCGATAGAATTCATTATCAAAAAATGTTATACCATCTTCCGCGAATAATCTAAAACCATAAACATCATCTACAATTGGGAAAAATACCTGATTTACGTCGGAATATATAGAAGACCCTCTATATTTTACATCCAAACTTGCGCTCTTGTTGGCATCTTTTATTGCTGTGATTCTATTTACTCCATCAGCGACGCCAGTTTTTTGACCAACATCTTGTTTTACCAAAGGTTTTTGCTCAAGTTTTGGTCTTTCTAATATCGTGGGCTCAATCAGTATACCATCTACAAGTTTGGCTCTCGCGGGAATAAGTCCGCGTATGTACTTGAACATCGCCTTATCAAAGTAAAAGCGAACGATGTTCATAAAGAAACTAAAATCTATGTTTCCAAATCCCTGATCGTAATATATCTGCTTGAACTTTTCAAATTTGTCATACGAGCGTTTATATACATCGGCTGGATCTCCAATCAAATCTCCTAGAGGAAATTCCCCGAAGAATTTTATGATTTCAGTATTTTGTGTTTCGGATAGAGAGAAGAAAATTCCAAGTTTGTTGGAATCGACGTTAGACAATTCGCTTGCTTTGTACGATGCTCTAGTTTCTGGAGACAAATTCGTGGCAAGTTCTTGCTCTATATAATTGATTTTGTTACTTCTGAACTTGTTTGACCCATAATCCGGCAAGTTCATTGTTATTCTTACGTCTTTGCGAGAAAATTGATATGGAAATAATGGACCTTCTGCTGGATCGCAATAAGTATTTTGCACAAGTGGTCCAGAAACCTGTGGGAAATTTATGGCAGTAAATGTTGGAAAATCATTTCTAAATGAAAGATTGTTCAGTGTTATTCCGTATGGAACTGGGTCATATAAGTCCACCGGTCTTTCAAATGATATTCTATACAAATTTTCTGAAACCATTTGTTGTGGAGTTTCAAGATCATACGCATTTATATTTAGAGTATGCGCAGTAAATCTTTCCGTGGATAACGGAGATTCCCATATTCTTATATCGTCAATATTTCCGAAGAATGCCTCTGGGTCGATACTTAAAGATGCCGTATTTTGGTTATAGTTTCCGATATACAAATAAGATCCAGATTCGAATGAATCATTATAACTTCCGCTAAAGAATGCACTAGCAGAAACGTGAAATGTTATACGATCATCTTCGGATTTTTGAAGTAGCAAGTCGTATCTGGTTGGATATTCATTCAATGAAGCGGTCGCACCAAATAAAGATTCAATATCATTTCTTCTGAGTAGTGCTTTATATGAATTTCCATCAAATATTGGTGCTCTGGAAGTAAGTATAGACTTTACTGCTCCTGCCCCGTCATCAATACTAAAGAACAACGTTCCCCAATCTTTTCCTTTTTCACGAACTGCCCCCATAACCCATACATCGGAACAATTTAATAATCTAAATACTTTGCCATCTTCGTGCGTCTTCTTTGTATCAAACCTAAAACTAAACTCTATCGACTGTGCACTTCCTGTCCAGTCCAACTTAAAATATTCTCCGCTTCCACTAAAATATGGTTCGTACTTTACTTCTTCCACGATATACAGCGACTTGTCGGTTAAATCACTGACGTTTTGTATGCCACCATATTCTTTTATCTTGATTATATTTTTTGGTACTCCAAAGCACGAAATTAACGCATTCAGAGACGCTTCAGTTCCTTTTGTCTTGTAGATATATGGCAATGTATTGAGTATACGTTTCCATATTATCTGATTTCTTTGCTCTTCCGAAAACTCTCGTGCTTTTGAGTATAGCGGAGATTCTGGATCAAAATCCGATCTAGAAAATGCAGACAATATCAGCGGAAGATTGTCTTTTGATATCTCTACGTTCCACCCCAACGACTCCAGCATATCTCCCACAATGTCGGTCGATATTCCGACATTTGGCGAGCTTGATATATTATTTTTTTCCGTATATTGTTTTGCTGCCAACGAAATATTATCAAAGAAATGTCCGACCATTCCAACAAATTTGATATAGTCTGCGTTGTTGTCGGAATCTTCTACCAAGAATTGAGGAAGGTTGTTAATTAATGCTCCACCATTTTCTTTGTCATATAAAGACGCAGAAGTATATCCATCCATTTCTCTGGTATGTTCATCATACCACATTGGATTATCATACAAGAATTTTTCATAACCATCCATCCCCGCTTCTATTTCATCTATTTCATTACTTGCATCGATTTTTTGTTTTAGATAAAACGTATCATCTGGGTTTATTGTAAGTTTTTCGTCTAACTCTCTTAGTTCTTCAGTAAGTTCTTCTATTCTGTTTCTTTTACTTTCGAACGCTTGTAGTCGTAAATCAGCAGAAGAAAAGTTGATGAAGTTTGTAAAGTTTCTATAATCTGTTGTATCGATGAACCGCTGTGCCTTTCCTTCCAGCTTGCTATTCAGTTCATTGTACAAACTTCCAGTTTCTCCGATGAGTTGTTCCATGGACAACGCTTCAGTAGAGTTTCCTTCATTCTCTATTTTGATTAGAAAATTTGGACCGCGCAAAGGTGTGGTATTTATTATCTGCCTTGAATAGTAATAAACATTTTGGACGATTGGTAAAAATGCAAAATCACAAGTAATCCACATATCTGTATTTAGTTCTACATCGTATGGCAACGGTTCGAGTAATTTCAATGCCAATACATCATAAAACCTTGAATCGGTAGATGCGATGGATTTTCTGTTGATTATTGATATAGGCTTTTTACCCGGTATATTTAAATAATATTTAAAATATCCAGACAAGTTTACGTTATACTTTTGCTCCAGCCCAAATATTATTGGATAAAATATATTGTTGTAAAATATAGTTTGTAAAAATTCTACAATCTGTGGATATGTGTCCGGTTTTTTGTTTGTTATCCGATTTAATTCCTGGTCCACAATATACAAGAACAAGCTATAATAGTAATCGCGAATAGCACCAAAAGTGTAACCAGTTTCATAGTTTTGATATAGCCAGTTTTTAAACTGGTCATAAATTCCAAGTACGTCGTTGTTTGCGTATTGTCCATTACTTCTTAAGTTTCCTTTCTTTACTCCGTAATATATGTCATTCAGGAAAGAAATAACATCAACGTCTTTTTTAAAACTGTAGTTTAATTTTAATTCATTCGACCCGCTTGGGTTCTGGGCGGCGGCAGCATTATAAATCTGGTATATTTCCGGTTTGGATAATCCAAATATTAAATCGTCCGCAATTTCATTTACCTGTATTTGTGCGTTGGAAAATATATCATATTCAGTGTTGATAGTGGATTTAGTACCCTTTATAGTTTTGGGTATTATTCCTATCTCTGTTCTGTTCGTAGAAATACCATTTATGATAAGTTTATTTTCGCTCCCATTTTCATTGCCGATGATGTTTCTACCAAGTTCTATATAAAGTTTATAATTTCCATTTTGTACGCCAAGATTATTTAGATTCTTGCTTACATCAAAAAACAATGATTGTGTTTCTGTACCAAGTATTACAAAGTCCGTGTTATACTTTTTGTATGAATATGTTATAAACTGGTTGAATACATCGTAATAAGATGACGTATGAAATGAATATTCTCCGGTGGAATATATCATGGACGACGTAATCAAACTATCGTCTAAGTTATATACTCCAAATTTTATATAATCTTGCTCTTTCTGCCCAAATGGGAAATTTTTGAAAGTTTTTCCATCCGTGTAAAAACTTAAATCTTCTTTGCTTAAAAATGATCCAAAACTCAAAGATGAGGTAGAAGTTACGGTATATTTTACATCTGATAAATTCATAACTCTGTAAATGTTGGGTCAATTCTAGTTTCAACCTTTACTGGCTCATATACGACATTTTTAAGTTCTATGCTTATGGAAGAACTATACAACTGGGAAGTTGTGTTTTGTATTGTGAGGTTTGTGTATTCATCTATGTTTGGTACAATATAACCCGTGCTTAATAAGCTTTCTACATCCGCCTGATTATATCCAATTAGATTTGGGTTGGCTTTCATCTAGAAATCTTGAATGTTGTTGGAATAGTATAGGTCAATATAGACCCACTTTGTTCTGAACGTATTTCAACCGTGTAGTATCGTTCAGACGCAAGTCCGCTTGTATCAAGCATAAAATAATTTCCTGTTGGATCACAACTCAGGCGGGTAAAATCATCATATGGAAGTATTGTTTCTTCGCTTTCTGCATCCTTGATTTGGTAATAACTCGAAGATGGTAGATAGTATGGAGACAGATAATCGGAGAATCTGTTAGTAAATGTTTTTACTGGATATCTTTGTCTTGCGGCGACATCCATACGAACAATGGAACCGAACTTGTATTCTCTTGCCATATTCTTCATATTTACTACAGCGTCACGTAGTTGTATAGCATCCGCACTACCAGTATTGATGGTAGAATCATACCAGCATACATCAAGATATGGAGAATATATTGTATTAGTTTCTTTGCTAAAGAACTTCAATGAGCCATAATCCACAGAACTTGACTCGTCTGCGTGCATCAATATGAAACCTTCGTTTGGTATTGCTCTAGTAAGCCAAGCATTTACTATTGGAGTAACATCCATTCTTACGTCGGATGTTTGATAATCAAAGTATTGATAGCAAGCATATGAACCCGTGGATATTATGCTGGACGAAACTGGCGGAACATAACTGCTTGTAGGACAATCTGGGAATGGGTTGTATTGGCTTATGTTTGGATACTCGGCATATCCAGAACCAGATGCGATAGAGGCACTATCCAACCACCATACACCACCACCACTACAGTCGGTGAGAGACCCGGTATTCCACCATTTTTGTAGTTGGTCGGCACTATAAAACTTCCAGTTTGCTCCATCGGACGTTGATGCTCCATCATACTTGTATCCAGTTCCCATTGCCCAAGATTGTGAAACAGGATATGCGGCAAGCGAATAACGAACTGGTACTTCTTGCGACTCACAAATCTTCAAGTTCAAGAAAAACTTGGGGCTGGTAATTGTTCCCGCCGCTATAGATTGCGATATTGTGGATAAGTCAAAATGTAAAAGTGCTCGCGATAAAACAGCACCCATAGTAGTTGGTCCAGATACATCTTTATATGAACTTGATACTACTCTTGGATCCGTAGAACCAGAATCAAAAGACGCCGACTTTAGTCCATTCAATAGTTCTATACTTGAACTGGTATAAGAAAACAATACAGGAAATGTACTTGTGCTTGAACAACTATAGCCAGAAACTCGTTTTTCAACTTCTAATAGTTCGTCCAACCCCATATTTTTGTACATATAGGTTGGATAGTTGGTTATAAACGTGTCTTTTGTTGGATATAAAAAGTAGTGCATTTATATATTTCTTTACTTTATAAATATAAACACCCAACAGATATTCTGTATATATTTATGCTACTCTGCCTACTATATCTTTAGTTGGAAAACGTACTTCAAACACTGACGGATCTATGGATGGATATATAACATTATCTACTGTGGCCTTTTCAGTGTCATATTCGTATTGAGAATAATCACCATCTTTTAGTGTAAGATTTTTTACACGCAACTGAGTTACGGACTGAACGCCATCTACTTTGGCAATTTCCAGTTCCAATCTGCTAAGATTGATTGGCTGACAGAACTTAGTATTGTTTATGTCGAAATATTGCTGCACCAGTGTTAGACAATTAGCCAAAACTTCGCGCTTATTATAGTTTTTATAAACAATAATGCTAAAATCGACGCCAATATTGATGACGTATCCATCCAACATATTCACGCTATCTGTAAGCATTCTATACTGATTTAGGTAGTTTTTCAGATTATTGCGTACTGCTTCGTTGGTAGGAATCAATCGTTGATTATTGTCATAACACAACAAGTATAGATTGATAGCAAATGGGTTGTTTTTGTCTGGATTAACTTTGTTTACTGTACCCGGTGCGAAACTTCCAGACTGTAATGAGGATGGTTGTGCTTGTATATTAGATATGTCCAACTGAGTATCTGTTACTGCATAAACTTTGGCAATAGACCCATATTTTGATGGCATTGCGTATGTTCTTACTTCATAATCTCCCTGTGTTACCGCTCTATTTTGCGCAGCAAAGTATGCCAGTGCATTATTACGAATTTCATCGTTTGTTTCTGCGGCTTTTCCTCCCGTCGCTGGTATTGGGTTGTTTACTCGGACGGAACGACGTACCAGATTAGTTAAGTTGAATTCCAACAACCCCATTTCCGTCAAATCGCCAAAAAATTCAACAGAACTTACATTTTTGATTGCGTTTGCATTTACGTTACTTTCTACTCCACCTCCAACTACATATCTTATCGTCAACGTCGTGTTTGAAGGAGCCTGTCCAAATGCTTTAGACGATAGAAAATTTGATGGGTCATATGCAATATTTTCTGCTCTAAAAGTCGTAGGTTTATTTACAGTAAATGCGTTTGGTATAATCAACTCGTCGTCTTTTATGCTAATACCAGACCCAAATTCCAAAAACGTTGTGTTATCTGCGTCAACGCCGGTGACAAAACGTTTTGATGTACGCAAATATCTCAACAAAAATGGCGTAGTATCTCTGTACACGGATAGAGTAACATCATTTTTATAGATATTTTCATAATCTACTGGTAGTAGATCTTGGGCAAGATAATCTGTCTCATACCATCTATTTCCATCAGAATCATACACATCTAATACTTCTATTACATTAGTATCATCCAAGTATATCTTTAAAAATGGAACAGGATCAACAACTGATACAGTTTTTGTCAATATTTGACCAGAAAATGCATCTACACTCTTTTTTAACACAAAAAATTCTGGTTGTCCCGCAGAGTTTCTTTGAAAAACAGAAACTTCGAGTGGATCGTTTTTTGTATCTACTGTAAAATCTACGGGCGAATTAGTCAAAAATGTTACGTTAGTATCGCTCGTGGTAGACATTCCTGGTTTTATGATTTGAGCATAATTTAGGTCAGGGACTATTTCTCCCGCATCATCCGTCTTTGCAGGAACCAATTGATATACATCCAATCTTGTAACCGAAGGTATTGTTGCCTTTGCTTTGTATCCTACCGATTTTGCCGCATCAATAATATTTTTTCTTTCCTCGGAATTTACCAACATAGATTCCTTGAATTGATAATCGATGTAATATGATAATACGTCGCCAACATACGCCGCCATTTCCATAAACATCATTCCGGTGGACGCTTCACTGAAGTCTTTGTATGTATTAGGATAATATGTCTTGGCAAAATCCATTAACGACTGCTTCAGTTGAGAAAAGTCTTTGTTTAGATACTTAATATCTTTCTTATCTGGTTTGAATGATTTTGGTGTATCTAATATCATATGTTGCTGGTGTTCATTGAAACTTCCAAGGTTTGTTGCTGTGTTACTCCAATACTAGGAACAGTGAATAACACTTTGACGCCAATAGTGTATTTATCTTTAAATTCAGAATCGTTAGTGCTTACTTGAACATCACTTACATTGACATAAGACATCCATCTCGTGATATCTTTTCTAATCGTATTTTCTATTAACGCGGAAATATCGTCGGTATAATTTTCAAACAATACATTCCACAATCCAGAGCCAAAATCTGGATTCATTCTTCGCTCTCCTTTTTTTGTGCGCAATAACAAGTTTAAATTTGATTTTACCTGGTCTATTATGGTGTAACTTTGGTTAAAATAACCTTGTGGCCCATGTGTTATGGGTAAAGTTATGCCATAAGGTTGTATTGCTGTTGCCATTTATTTTTACATTGGACGCTTGGCCTTCGCCTTAGCATCAACTGCTTTTAGAAGTTTCGAATAATCTCTGGTCAACGCATTTGCTACCGCAGCGACTTCTTTGTTTTCGTTCAACGCTTCTTTTGGTAAAGTTTTTATTACATCAATTGCAGAAGGTGTGGAAGTTTGTTCTTCTATAGGAACACCTCCAACAGTTTCATTTAATACCTGGTTCAATAATGGATTTTTTGTAAAAATTTTAGGCGCTTGAACGGCCTGTTTTTTTACAGGTTCTTCTAATCCAACGTTGAAATTTGGTTTTCTGGTTGGAATTTGATCGGCCTGCTTTCTTGTTTCAAGTATTGCCGCCGAGTTCTCTGTCATTTTTTCTGCAAGCACTTCCATCAATAGTTGTGGAAGGGCGTTATGCACTTCTTCTTTTACGATAGTTCTTATAATATCTACTAGTTCGTTCTTTTTCATATATATGATGCTTTATATAAATATATAGTATTTTTAATAATCAGCCAGTTGGCGGAAAGGTAAATGATTTAAGTGTAGATCCCGCCGTAGATGTAAATTGACTTGTTTTTATATTTGAAGTCGCCAATATACCTTCTCCGACTTTTGGTGCAATATTGCTAACATCCGGGAATCCAGATAAATCTGGTTTTGGTGCCGGTATTTCTATTGTTTCACCGTCTTCATTTGTTGTAGTTTGGGGCGGATTTAAAGTATTAAAGTTGCTTAAAAATGAATCTTTTGCTCCGCCTACCACGCTATTAAGTTGGCCTTGTATGTTGTTTACTCCAGTAGAATCAATCGCCGTTTGCAACTGACCTAATGCTTGACCTTTAATGTCGTCTAAAACGCTACTTAACAAATGTTTCAATAATTCGGAAGGATTTGCAGACATTGCTGCTTTTATTACGGACACTGCTGCCAGCGCCATTCCCATGTTTATTTTTAATCCAGGCACAAACGGAGGAACTATACTTTTATATTTTGCTATCTGCTCGGCTATAAACTTAGGACCAGCACCAAGATTTATACCGGCTAAATCTATGCCTGGAAATTCTGGCAGTTTGGGAAAATTTAGACCAGTCAAACTTAAATCTAATTTTGGCATACTGGCATTAAATCCAAGTGTTTTAAGTGCGTCTCCGACGGGAGGTAAAGATGTTGGAATTCCCAGTGAAGATGCCGCGCCTCCTATGCTCGTGGGTACTCCCAAACCGGACGCTGCACCTCCTATACTTGTTGGTACTCCCATAGTTTGTCCAATTCCACTCAAATTCAAGCTTGCTGGACTAGATATTGGATTTGTTATACTTAAACTCGGAGCACTAATGGATCTTAAAGATAAATCGGGTGCTGTTCCTGTTAAAAATTTAGGGGCACTTGTTCCCACACTTACCGACGGGGTACTTACACTTATTGAAGGCGAAGAAAAAGTGGTAGATGATAAAGACACTGACGGAGCCCTGACTACAGATAGTGCATTCATATTATCCTCCCAAGAATACTCTACTACTTAACAGTGAACTTAACTGCGATCTTAGTGCAGTTAAGCTTATTTGAGATGCATACAGCGATTGCATTTGTTCCGCCCACATTGCCATAGCTGGTGGAAGAGATGGGGTCGTTGGTCCAACTTTGGTCATATGAAAATGCGATATTAACGCAGTCAACATCTGTATTTGAGTATTAACGTTCAATAACATCCAGTCGCACAACGAATACATCCATAACACGGTAGTTCTTCCCAATAATGCCGGTTGATCATTTGGTCCTTCGGTATTAAAATTTAAATATATCTTCGGTGCATTTAGTGTCATTATTCCCTTGTTAGACGTTATTGTCGTATTTCCATAAGAATTTAAAGAAAGTACTTGATCTGTAGAGATTCCTATCATTTTCTTGGAAAAGAATAGCATTTCGTTTGCCTTGGAAGAAAATACTAATCTGTCACTGTTTATCACTATTTGATCTCCATCTAATTTTGGAAAAGGAATGCCCTTTGTGACATTTATCATGCCGGTCGTTGTTACCGGAGAAAATCTGGATATAGTTTTTCCCGAAGTAAGATGTATGGAAGAACCATCTTTATTTATATCTTCCACCGTATACCCTTTTCCTGTATATCCTTGTGGAAGTTTTATCGGCGCTTGTCTATTTCGTATAAGTATCATCGGATTGCCACCATTATCCGAATATTCTCCAAGTCCATTATCATTTCCACGATTGTTGTCGTATGCTCCAAATCTTATAGACGATCCAAATCTTGATTGTAATATGGTATCTCCCTCATACAATTTCAATCCACGTATTTTTGGGTTAAACTTAAAGTAGTTCCCCAATATTCCCGTATAATCGTCACCTCCAGAAAAATTAATTTTTGATTGCGGGCCTGTATATGCACCATCTTCGGAATATTCGTTTATATTTTTATCAACTTGCCCTGACGTTCTTTCCGCAGAAAAATCTGCATTTGAATTTATCGTGGAATTTACATTAAGTTTCCTGGTATAAAAATACTGATCTCTGTATTTTCCAACGATTACTATTTCGTTCATTAGGGGATATTCTACAATACCCGTATTTTCCACTGGAAATGCCCAGTTAAGCGTTTCTTTTTCTTCATTAACTTGGCTGTTTAAAAATCTAAATCTTACTCTTCCTATCCAAGAATAGTCGTTGTCGGATGGATTTGGCTCACTTCCGTCTATATTCGGAGGCCAAGTATCGACCGATAATATGGCTGATGAAAATATTGGATGGGTTTCATCCAACACAACGTCCAGAACCACGGCTTCTTCCAACTCATAAAATAAATTTGTATCTGGTTTTCTTTCTATAACAAAACGTTTTGACGCAAGCATATCATCTTGTTTGGTATTTTGTTCTGCACGTCTGTCAACGGTGTTATAGGCCATAAATTTTATTTAACCTTTTTTTCGGTTGCTTCCGGTTTTTGTAACTGTTTGGCGGTTTCTTCTACGGTAGCCATCAACTGTTTGCGTTCTTCTTCAGTCAACAACATAGCACCACCTTCACCTTCTGCTCCACCCTTGCCACTCATTAGTCTTTGTATAATAGCAGCAAGTTTGATAAGTTGTTCATCGTTTCTTACACCAACATCAAAATATTCTTTCAATAATGGCACAATCATGGTGGCATCGTTGATGGTTTTGATCATTTCACGCAAATCAGTAATCAGAATATCTATCTGATTCTTCTTTTCTTCGCTGTTTTTGACAATGTCTTTACACAGGTCGGAGAAGTTTTTGCCCTTAAAAATCTCTATGTCATTATCCATGACTATAAATAGTATTTATAATATATATTTAGATTTTTGCCCCGCTGATTGTGCCACGATTTAGATATTCTTCAGCGATGTTTTGCTGGGTAGCCTTCATTTTATTGATGACTTTGGTAATCTTTTGAGTTTGGCAGTCGGCGATTTCTCGTATATATAAATAAAGTGCCTTTTTATTGAATACATCAATGCGGTCAGCGTTTCTGAATATTTCTATAACAGCGTGAGCAATCTTTAGGTCTTTTTCCTTGTTGAACATCTTATGAACGTTCTTATCCCAGTAATCTACCATTAGTGCTATAAACTCGCGTGTTTCGCTTTCTTGCTTTTCGTGTTCTGGTTCTACTACAAATTCACCGGCATCGCCTGCTTGCTCACATATTTCAACGTGCTTCTTGAACCGCTTATATGTTGTATTATTATCTAAAATAAACCAGTTCTTGGCAACAATGCTGAAGTAACTAAATGCCTTACCCTTGCCTGGCTCATATTTGTCTATATTAGCCACCATATGCGATATAGCCTGCTTTTGTATTTCAAGAGGGCTGACATCCGCATAACTAAACTTGAATGTGTTATAAACGTTTTCTGCTATCTTAAAGAACGCTTGTTGAATATGGTCGTTGTATATTCTATCTTTTTCTCTGGAATCTGTTGTTTGGTTGTATGCTATAATGGCTGCTTCTGTTTCTGGGGTAAAATATACATTTGATACTTTTGGCGTGCCGTCTTTTTGCTTATTCTTGGCACCTTTTGGTCTGCCTCTTGGTCGCTTCTTTGGTTCAATCGGCGTATCATTTATTACAACCGGAACAATAATCTGCTTTTTTATCTTTGGTTGCTTCTTGACCTTTTTTATATTTTTGGACGCTACTCGTTTTACCTTTTTGACGAGTTTTGTTTTTTTAGCATTCTTCTTCAGTTTCTTTTTTTTCATATATTATTTTATCTTCTCGTCAAACTCTTTGATTATCTTTACGATTTCAGAAAACACAAATCCTACATCATCGTCCTTCTCAAACAAATTTTTGTCATCTACTGCTTTTATTCTATTGTATACATCAGACACTTCACCTCTAAACATATCAAGCCAATCTTCATATACTTCCATCTTTTTGAGTAGATTATAGCACGCATATCCCAACGCACACGTCGTTAGGAAAAATATAACCAGCAGAGTTATTAGTAACCACATAAAGAGTATTATTCTTCGTCTTCCTCTTCTTCATCTTCGTCGGGATCATATCCAAGTTCTTCTTTGATGATTCCCAACGCTTCTTCGACCGAAGGCCAACTACGGCTTTCTAGTGCGTATTCTAATAGTTCTTTTACTTCTTCTATGTTGTCTGGGTCAATGTTCATAGTATCTTCCATCCTTGTTCAACGAGTTCTAATGCCTTCTTGTATTTTATATATTGTGTTTCACCATTTTTTTCCACAACACTCTCT